CCGGGTACTTGCCCTTGAAGAACAGATCGGCTTCTCGTCCTCGTCTGGCGGTCAACTCTCCGCCATTGAGGAAGTTGTTCCTGAGATCGTTCTCAGCTTCAGGGATGCGTCCTTCTTTGAACTCATTAGCCCAGAACGCCCGGTGGAGTGCGCCAGTGTTATACTCGAAAGACAGCGCCGCCGCCGCCTGTTCATCAGTCAGACTGTCCCCGAACATCTGAAGTACTACTGGGAAGAAGACTTTCTGGATTGCTTGTACTGTTATCGAGACTGCTTCCTGTACTGACAGTGGATCGGTCAGGTACTTCGGATAGACGGGTATTCCCGACGAGTTCGTTACTCCCATCGCTGCCGTCCAGTTCCCGGCCCCGTCCTTGTAGTCCCCCAGAATCAGAGCTTCCTCCGATCCGAGATACTGAACTGCTTTCTTTGTCAACCGCGTCATTCACACTCTCTTCTGATTGTACGGAAAGTAACTTATTGTAGAATTGTTGCCAAGCTAGGACTAGGTCGTAGTCAGTGACGCAGGCTTCTTCATCTGCTTCGGATACGACAAGCTTACTCCCGTTGGGTAGAAGCTCGGCTTGGGCGGAGCCTTCTGTAAAACCTCCGGTGGTAGTGGGAGTTTCGGGAATGACACCGGCTTGATTGTTGTTGCGCAACCGCTGGATATCACTAGCAATACCAGAAGAAGTGTCAGTCTGAGTTTCTTGTACAACATCCATTTCTCGCTTTTCGATAACTGCTGTCTTTTGTGCCACAGCTTTATTTGAGTCTTTGATTGCTTGGTGTACTGCTCCACTGGCTGCGATCTCATGGTGGATAACAGCTCCCTCTACACCAGCTACTAGAGTCATACCAGCTAGTCCAGCGAAGAGGCCCTTCTCTAAAGGACTAGTTAAAAAAGACAGGAGGTTCATCGATTTTATCCTTGAAGTATTGTAGGGCGTTTTCGAAACCCTCCCACTCGGTGACTCCCTTTAGTAGTAGGGCTTTGAGAAATTCACTGTCTTCGATTAATTCAGACAACTCAGACATAGACAGCGTCGCCATGATGACTCCGTCGTCGTCTTCGTGTACACCAAAACTTCTATCATCCATCTGAAAAACTCCCTATAGCAATTACTTCACAAACGCCAGACGAGCAGCTCAATTCTTGACTGCCTGTGGTAGTGTCTTCAAACTCGTAGTTGGAGAGTTCCTTCCAGGCAATATCGGGCATAGGATGGCTCTCTTTCCATCCATCGAAGCTCTGTTGATCCAGTTCCTGATACGGGGCTTGTTTGTATGTACCGCCATCATAGGGAAGAAAAGACACTCCAGAGAGATCGTCGAAGTTGTCGTAGACCCATGCACCTACCTTCATCCATTCGTGTTCCTTTACGTAGACAGTAGCCGAAGGCTTATGCTCACACCAGTGCTTCTGTAGTTGGTACCAAATGTCAAGAGACTCAATAGCTGATATACTAGTACGAGTCACTGCATTCTTTGGAGATTCCTTGGCGAAGTAGAAGATACTCGTACTATCCGGCTTCATGACACAAGGCTCCCAAGGAACTCCCTTGTCTTTCAGGAAGACAGTCAGTGGGTCTTTGTTATCAGCCCGAACAGTCCTAAGATAATACCTAGAATGCCTAGGGTGCAAACCAGAAGCGCTGTCGACGAGTTGTGAGACTGTACCGCTAGGCTTAACGCAAGTAATGGCAGTACTTGCAGGGATGCCAAGACGATCAGCCCACTCCTTATTCGTATCAATCGCGACGTGTTTGAGAGTTTCAAGAAGAGTAGCATCGTACACAAGGGAAGGATTGTCAAGAATACCAGTAAGACTGACTCCAAGCAGTCGTTCTTCATCACAGTTGTCCTTCCATATCTTCCTCAGGTACTTGAAGTCGGTGAATGTACTCTGAATTGTACCGAGTATAGCAGCGACTCTGACCTTTCTTTCAAGATCGTTAACTGTGTCTTTAGCTCGTACAACGACTTCCGTGAGATTACAGAATTGATAGGGTCTTAGGATGATCTCGGAACAGGGGTTGGTGCCGTACTCAACTTCCGAATTTCGTCGACCATTTCGTTTAGCAATGGCTTGGCAGGCATAGCGTGAGAAGATGCCTCGTTCCCCTGACTTACTGTCATACAAAGCCTTCCATTCTTTCATGAAGACGTCCATATCAGGGCGCCTACGAGGGTACACGGCAGAGTTATTGCTCAGAGCCCTGTGCGGAGAGTCCACCCACCAAGCCCCTGTCTTAGCTACTCTCATCCTGTCGTCAGTCACATCAGACAGTGAGATCATAGCACTCCTGCGTACACCACCTACTACTACGACGTCTGCGATCTTACACATCAGATCGTGACACTCTAAGCTAGTTAGCTTTCGTCCGGCTGCTCTTGTAAAGAGGACAGTACAGAACTGAAAAAGATCAACCAAAGGTTCTGGTCCTGAAGCCCTTCCACCAAAGGTTCTAAGGCGGGCTCCGGCAGGTCGAACTCGGCTGACGTCCCATCTCGGTATTTGACCTGAAACAAGTAAGGACACGAGTTCTCGAAAAGCCTTGGCCCAACCTTCTTTACTATCTCCAACGATAATACAAGTATCGGTTCGCTCGAATTGTTCAGCAATGGTAGGCAATTTTCGGACATAATCTTCCTCTACAGAGAAGCCGACACCTGTGCCACACATCAGAATGTACATGCATTCATCAAAGGATCGGAGGCTGTCGACAGGGAGATAGGCGCAGTTATAAGCGGGGACGTCACATCGATCCATTGCTGGACCAGCAGACATCAACGCCCGCATACTCGGCATTACTTCGAGATTGTATATGCTAGTGAATAGTTCGTCATATACGTCAGCAGTTTCAGGAACTCGCTTTACGTAGTAATCAAGCAACCTCGTGACAGTCTCATCCCAATTCTCTCGACGGCGTTCAGCCTCAATCCATTTAGAATACCTACTGCGGAAAATAAACTCTTCATAGACACTTGGAAATGGGTTGTTCAATTAATGCTCCTTCGCTCGATAGGAAAACGAATGACGTCACCGACCTTGTCCCAGTACTCTTCGAACTCGTCTAGGAATTCATTCTGTGGGATACAACGTATTTCCTTCCAGCGTTGTCGTGGCTGGGGTCGTACAAGACAATTACTGCCGACGAACTTCACGTCAAAGGGTTCGCCAGTCTCTTTATGCAAGTATACTATACTACCGTCTTCATTCTGCTTCAACCGCATCCCTTTCCTACTTGATACTTGTCGTCTGGATTGGTGAAGTCCTTTCAATGTACCCAG